AACAAGGTTTACATAACGAATTTGTCCAGCTACCATCAGCTGCTTGGTGTCCCACTTGAGGAGTTTCGTTCGCTGGTGTCATTTTACCACACCCAACACATTTTGTCTTCCACATCTTCATAAGACTTCTTGTTCGGGGTTGAGGTCCTTTACAAATTGCTCGGGGTCCTTCTCAGACTTATGGACCCAATGATAACGTAACATCTCACTTTCTGGGTCCCATGTCTGAACACAAATATAATCAGATTTCATATTGTTTAATCAATCTGTTAACTTGTTTCTTGTCAGACCCGCAGGGAGCGTTGTTTAGGCACCTAAGGATTAGTTCAGTATCAGTGATGGTAGGTTTAATTGTAAACCCCCATTTGTCAACTTCACCCACTGGTGCCTCATGTGGATCAACTTTAAATAAATCAGTCACGTTGCCTCAATCATCAACATGTTTTATTTAATAGTTAATTGAAACCCCCACCACTGGGTTTCTTTTGCTTATTGGGCTTAATTGGCATGTATGCCAGTAACTTTTCTTCAGATCTACTTTGAAGTAAAGTTAACATCTTGTCGTGAGCATACTGATATCGTGCCCCTTCACTCATTTGGTCTAACAGATAGGTGGCAACGTCGTATCTAAGCTCTTCGAGTTCATTGCTAGTCATGGGTTTCTGTCTTTAACTTTACTTATTAGATAATATTACCAAGAGGGGTAGTTTTTGTTGATTATGTGATAATCTTACCTGAGTTTTGTGGGGTAATGATAGGAGAGAAGATTTCTTTGTAGTTTTGGATTAACTCTTTATTTGGTGTGGTGTAATATACAACATTGGTGGTAGACATTCTAACTTCACTACCTAACTCACCTAATGGTGACCAGGGAACAAAACTAACTGTGCCTTCTTTTGTGGGTACAAGTGTGATAGGTTCTTTCAGTGTTAGGAATCCATCAGATTCACTTACAACTTCAGCAACAATCATTTCGTTAGATTGTAACCGGATCAATTCAATGGGCTCGTGATTCATAATAAACCTTCGTTGTTGAGATAATGAAGGGTTTCTTTCAACCCTCCGATGTGTTTGTAGCCAATGGCAACTTGTGGATACTCTGCGTGGGAACCAAACTCACTATCAAAATCAGTTTGGTTGAAGTCTTTATCTAGAGTGTATTCCAAAAACTCCCCACCCACACTGGACAGGAGCATCTTAGCCCTGTCACATTCTTGGTTGTTGTTACTATACAGGATTACTGATGGTAGACTCATAAGTCACCTTCTTGACGGTTCTCTGAGTAGAATGGGTCAAACTCACCACCGGGGTAACGAGCTTCCAACTTCTCTACATTCATCTCTACGATTTCTTCAATGGGAGTGTCAAGAGCGATAAGACATTGGGTTAGATACCACATGACATCACCTAACTCCCTTTTCAGGTGAAAGATAGTTTCCTCATCCCACTTCTTACCCTGGAAGACTAATTTCTTGACAATCTCCATAACCTCACCACCTTCAGCTGTGAGACCAACGGCACCAGTTATCAGACGTTCAATGTTAGCACCTTTCTCATCCAGTGAGACTAGACGGTCACTGAGGGCAAGGAAGTCACGAGACTCGTCAGAAGTAACAGCATCAACAAACTTACGATACTTCTGGAAGTCAATTTGCTTAGTCATGAAAATAATTCTCTTAATTCAGATTGGGGGGTTATGTTACGATATTTCTCTACCCTAGAATGGGGGTAGAGTTCGAGAATGAAGTTTAGGTCTCGGACGGAAGTACAACATCGTGTACCATTACATGATAGTGGTACATCAGACACGAGACGAATCAAATAATAATAGTCACTTTCCATTAGTAATTGAAATCAGCGAATGAGTTCGATTTGAATTTTGACTCAGTGTCATTATACTTGGTCGTAGGCTCACTGTCAAGGATGTCGTCTTGAGCCGATTGTTCCACATCATACAACCTCATCTTGGCTCTATCGATACCCACCACGAACTTGCGGTGATAACCAGCATCGTTGTATCTGTTCTTGAGTTGTTTAATCATTATCTGGCCCATTTCTTCGAGTTCATCGTTAGAAATAAGAGCAAACATGAAGTCGGCAGTAGCAGGAAGGCCAAAAGACTCAGACGTATCAGTAAGTGAGACATCGGTTGAAGAAAATCCAGAACGAGTAGTTTGTGTAGCAGAAATTATAGGAACATTGTATTGGACGGCTAGCCCTCTAAGTTCCTCGGCAATACTCTTGACAACAGTATAAGAATTGACGTTGGAACCAGCACGGTACCGACTAGAGTTGCATATATTAAGATAATCAATGAAAACGATATCAGGGACGAAATTCTTTTTGAGGTGCAATTCTTTGAGAAGTGAGTCGAAGTGTCCACTATGTGCAGATGCGGTTGGGTATTCTTTAATGAAGAGTTGACCTTGGGTCTTCTTCTGAAGATTATTTACCCTTGTTTCGAACACAGGTCGTGGAATTTCTGTGATATCTTGAACATTTGTATCTAAGAGGTTCGCGTCAATTCGCTCAGCAATTCTCTCTTCCGCCATCTCAAGAGTGATGTAGAGAACGTTCTTCCCCTGCAGGAGACAGGAGCTAGCGAACGAGCACATGAATAGAGACTTTCCGACGCCTGTACCAGCAAGAGCGATGTTGAGAGTTTTATTAGGGATCCCACCTTTCGTAATTTTGTCAAAGTATTCGAGTCCAAAACTGATTCGTTCCTCTTTTAAGTGATAGAAATCATAACGTTCGTTATAATCATTTAGATAGTCATGACCTACGTGTGGGTCAAAAGATATAGCCAGAGCATCAGACAGAATAGAAGGTATAGACCCTCTTTCATTATCGCTCTTGCCGTCGTGAATGGAAATAGATTCAAGTAAGGCAAGATAGACAGCCCTCTCTTGACACCATTTTTCTGTTGCATCAATTAGAAACTCCAGGTTTCCTTCTTTTCTATCTTCTTTATATACCTCTTCTGCGAGGGTGATGATTTCGGTGAAGTCGTCACCGGATAATCCTTCATGGGATTCAAGGGCGACCGCGTATTCGGATTGAGTGGCACATTGGTTGTATTGTGAAAAGTGTTCAGCCAAGATACTAAACGTAGTGCGTCCGATGGACGTTTCAAAGTATATGTCCTTAAGGTACGGAAGTACTTTTCTGGTGTAAGTATCATTGTGAGAGAGACCTATTAAAACGTTTGTTTCAATGCTTGAGATCATGTATAGTGAAGGTAGGTAGACATAATAAATTTACTTCCAGTGTTGACTGGCAATCCAGCATGAGGATATTGCCAAGTGGGTGGAAACACCAATACAGACCCACGATGGGGTTTAATCATTGGTCCACCATCAAATTTGGTTTCGCCACCGGTAAAGTCATCATTTAGATAAAACAAGAACGAAAGATATCTCCTTGCAGAGTTGTAGTTACCAACATCTACATGGGTGCCAAACTGTTCACCGGTACCTCCATTATAACACTTGACCCTGAACTCTTCAAGGGCGAGGGTGTTTGTTGGAAACCATATGGTTTCAGCCTTGAGTTTGGAGATGTATCGATAAAGTGCCTCCTGTGTGGGACCGATAAGATGATTTAACAAGTCCTTGTGATGCACATTTAAATTTAGTTGAGTGAAGTTGATAACCTCATTCTCAACCTTCTCTTTTTCTTTACTCATCTCAAAAGAAAGACAGAGATAATCACAGAGTTCTCCATCTAAAATATCAGGATAGACCTTTATGAAATCTTTAAGGTGTCTCAATCGACTCTTTCCTCAAAGTATTGACCAACAATGATAACACTATTCGTCTCTTCTCTGGTGGCAACGGTTTGTCTTAGTCTATACGAGTCATTATCAAGAAGTCTGATTTCTTCTCTGTAGGTAACACCATCATATGATGTCACAAAGACCACAGTGTCATCATCAACCATCGTCATATCTGAGTTAGTTGGAGCATCAGAGAAATAACCTTTGTCACGTTTTAAAAGATTCCCATCAATCACCATACTCATATCACCATCACTGGCGTCACCTTCCCAACTGATAGAAACATGACTACCTTCGGTATTTACAGAGAAGTTGGTTGTATAGGTATCAGCCTTTCTCTTGGGTCCATACAAGTAACGTCGACTGGAAGTCCAGTTTCCATTACTACGCCTGAACCATTTCATGAAGTTAGTCATTCATTTCCCCCATAGGAGTAGTTTTCTTTTGCAATAACATCGAGTTTTTCCATTACCTCTGGGGTGAAGTATTTCTCTGGGTCTTTAAGAACTTCCTTACCATAGATTTTCTTCCCATCGATTTCATATCGACCGGCTGTCTTCTTCCATAGTCCACCAAGTTCACCAAGTTCGAGTAATCCATAGTATGTGTCAAGTCCCCTCGCATCGTAGTATAACCTAATCTCTACCTGTTGATTCTCTCTACTTAAACGCGACTTAGCAGTCTTTGCTCTGATAATGTTTCCGATGACTTCTGTTCCATCTTTTTCTTTCTTCTTGCTAAGGTAGATGATAGTAGAAGCAGCATACTTGAGCCCACTACCACCTCCCATTTCCTTCGTAGGTACATAGGATCCGATAACGTCGTAAGTGTGATTTGTGACAATGAGAGGTACATCAGCTTGTCCGAGTTTAAGAGTAAGCATTCTAAAGGCACCTTTGACCAATTGTGATTTGGTCATGTCACGAACGTTCTTGTCAGCAAGAGCGTCAGTGATTTCTTTTTCTGTAGAAAGCATACCGAGGGAGTCGAGAACAAACAACATTGGCTGCCGTTCTGATTCTGCGACTTTCAAATATTTATCTACACATTGTAGTGCTTTCTTTCTAAATTCTTCAATTGTAACAACGTTTAGAACAACAACTCGGTCAGTGTCGATGTCTCTGGATTCGAGGAGAGAACGTGTGATAGCAGACTCGGTGTCGAAATATAAACAAACAGCATCAGGGTTACTAGCAAGAAAGCTGCGAACGACCGCCAATGCAAAGAAAGTCTTTCCTGTAGAGCTCTCGCCAGCGATTGCGGTAATCTTATTACCAGAAAAGCCACCGTTAATACTGCCACTAATAAGAGCATTAAAAATATACGAACCTGAATCAATAAATCTTTCAGTTTCGTCAATATTGGATGCGATTGTTGCATACTCATCACCGATGTCCGAGATTAAGTCTTTGATAAATGTCATGAAAAGAAGTCAATAAGTGTTGCTGTGTGTTCTGTTTTCCACCCGATACATTCTAGGATGGATCTTAGTGGGTCGATAAAACCTTTGTCATACATTATATCATAATCAACATACTGAAGTAAATCCAAGTCTTTGGGAAAATCACTGATAAATGAAATGACATTCTCACCTGTTGGGTTGGGTGTCTTGAGAAAACAATACTTAATCTTCTCACCATCCTGAATTAGGTTGTATTTCTTATCCAGTCCCTTTACGTGAATAAGATGATTAAACATCAACGACCCACGAACATGAATAGGGGTGGATTTTTTGTAGATGGTTGTCCCATCCCGATACTTATTTACATTGTTGGCTGAACGTGGGAAAGAAATGTCCTCAGGTGAAAGAGCAGCGTGTTCTTTTCTCTTCTCTTCAATGTAATTGATGACTTCCTCCT